TTGTATACGCTTCATGCTTGCTTATATAATCATCCATTTTCATTCCTCCTTGAAATTCGCCTTCTATTTGGTGCGGTCAAAATAACTCGCACCCTTGTGCCTTGAAGCCATCAATAGCTTCGTCCCATTGTTCATCTGTCATCTCCATGATGTTCTGAAAGCAGCCACGGCAAAGCAAAGTCTTTACATCTCTGCCAAAGTATTTGAGGTTCATTGCCACATCATCACCTGTGAAGTCAGTGCAACCGCAGATGCACTTTTTCTTTTCTTTGTACTTGCGGTTCATCATCTTCTGAAACTCGTGATACTTGTTGGTGTATTCGTAGACTTCGCCCCACATATTCTCTATGGCTTTGCTAAGTTTGGGTTCATACTGTTTAAGAACATCTCTCTCAAAAACGTAATCTTTTGCATACGGGCAACCACAACAACCAGTTCTTTTAAGTCCGTATTCTACATAACACTTGCTATGAACCACATTAAATTCATTACAATACTCCTGCCGATCTGCTTCGATGAATAATAAAATAGGAAGAAAATAATCAACTTTATGTTGCTTGTTGAAGTAAAGTTGTTCTTTGTACACCGTTCTTCTTTCTCCGCCTTCGGCTTTTCTTACGCCCATAATCATCAAATCTGTTGGGAGCTTTTTCATATAAACATCGGAAGTGTTTTTCTTGGCTCCTAAACAGCACTTGTCTGATATTTTAAAGGGTGGCGGATTCTTCATTAAGAACTCTTTCAACCATGAATTACGATTAATATTGAAGTGACTTCCTTCGCCCTTGCCATTAGTCCACCACAGCAAACCACACTTACAATTAGGGTACTTAGCATAAAGGTTTTCAAACGTATCATCTTCCCATTGAAAGCCATTAGACTGTAAACGCCATATCATGTTGCTCACATTCTTACTGAGGAACGGAACGCCATACTTCTTATTGCCTAAAGGCACAGGCACTTTTGCTTTCTCTTTATGTATCTCAATGTCATACTTTTCTTCGAGATATTTGAGATGTTCCTTAGTAGCCTGATACTCAATGCCTGTATCAAAGAACACATAGCTCACAAAATGCGGTTCTGCTCTTTCGCATAGGTCTATCAGTATATCGCTATCCGCCCCGCCAGAGACAGAACAACAGACGTTCTTGCCCCCCCCTACGAGCGTCACCAAGAACCTGTTTTGTAAGGTCTATGGCTTGCTGTATTCTTTCATTCATTTATTATCCTCCCTATTTCTAATTTGTTGCCTTGCAAGCCTAAAATAAAAGCCCGCAAATGCCTATTCTACGTTGCTAAATTGGCAATAAAATCAAACTTTTAACCCTCGACTTCTTCTAAAGGGCAATAATCTTTTCTGCCTTTAGCCAATATTTCTTCGCCGTCCATTTCGGGCGCATCATCCAACGCAGAGCAGAAATATTTATCTCTGTCAAAGTCGTAACACATAGGACAATCCGCACATCGGTTTGGCATATCTAAACCACGAATTATAACACTCATAATTATTCTCCTTTACTCTCAGCCTTTATAATATCAGCTTCTTTGCGCCATTCTCTGTAGCCTGTAACATTAATAATGAAGTATGCTACATACATCAGCACCATCGGCACGTTCATCTGACCGAGGAAGTTGACCGCAATCCACGCACCGTTTCCTGCAATCCACCACAGCCAGCCAGAGCGTTTCTTATGGGCGATAAGAATATTACCACCCAAGCTGAATACGCTGCCGAGAATTGAAAGTGTTAAGATTATCACTTCTTGTTACCCTCTGCGATTATCTCCTTTGCCATCTTCTGAGCCTGTTCCTCAAAAGCAATCTCCTTTGCTCTCTTGCGGAGAAGATAACGCTCGCGTCTTGCCTTCTTGCGCTCAACGTGCCAAGCTTCTTCTGCCTGTTTTTCTTCTACTGTATCAAAGACCTTGCCACAGTAGGTGCAAGTGCGCTTCTTCTTATCGGCAAGCTCATTAGCCTTGACTGCTCTATTAAAATCTCTGTCAAAATTACCGCCGAGCATTGCATTTGCAAGAGCCTCTAAACAGCCTTGTCTCTCATTATAGTCTGCCTTATCACAAGTTGCTGCACCGTGATATGTACTATCACCGTAGCTCTCTGCTGTGATAAATGTTGTCATTGTGGGTATGAGTTTATTGCAAGTTTTATCAACTCTTGTACCCTCTTTCACATAAAATGTAAATTTCATTGGATTTTCGCCTCCTTTATTTGCCGATATACCGTCGTTTGGAAAGAGCCATTCTCGCTCAATCGCTTCAAACGCCTTTTTAAGCTCAGTTGCACTAATTATGCAATCATTAGATGCCGAAAAATCGGGCTGAAATTCATTAAAAAAGTCCATTCAATAAAACACTCCTTTTATTGTTAATTTGTTTCCTTGTTAGGGTATAGCAACGGAAAGACGTAGCTAAAATCCACATCTTCCCTGTTGCTAATTATATTATATCATTAACTTCTTGCTTTGTCAAGAGTTTTTTTGAAATTTTTTCAGATTTTTTTGTAATCCATGAGATACCAGTACCGTCTACCCTGATAGTCCTTTGGTGAAACACTCTCTGCATAGAAGATGTCTCCCTTTTGGAGCTTGCATCTGTCGTATCTTGCCTTGTAGATTGTCAAGTCACTGTCCTTGCCTTTGCCGAGGAACGTCACCGAGACTTTGTAAGCCCACGTTTTATTGTCGGCTTTGCGCTTGCAAGGATAGACTGCTCTGACATAGCCAATGCGACGATCTTCTTCACGACCTGTTGCCTGTACATAAGACAAGTGGTCGAGCTGTGCTGAAATTTTTTCGGATTGAGATATATCTTTGTCGGGAATTGACTTGATATACTCTCTTATTAAAGGTTCTATATCATCAAATTTGTACTGTGTCGCAGACTCTTTAGAACAGAATTTATTCAACATCTCTATTGTGAAAGGCTCAACTGTTGTTTTTTTAATGGTGCTTCTACCACTCCATTTCTTGTAAGTATCGTAGATAGCCAGTAGTTTGGCTGATTTGCCAAATTCAGAGAAATAATCAAGTTTAATCAATGCTTCATATGTAGTTTTGTCAAGTGGAATTGTCTTGATGACATCCACAAAACTCTCAAACTGAGCGTCTTTGTATTCATAAAGTACATCTGATGCACTCTTACTTATGCCCTTAATAGAATATAGGCACATTGTAATTTCTTTGTTCTTGTCGTCTACAGAAATGTTTCTGTTGTCCTGTCGGAAGCGAAACGGCAGTTTGGTATAACCAAAGTATGTTGATGCTTCAGATATGAGAGATGCTATCTTGTCCTTATTCTCTTTGCGCTGATAATGATTGATAGCTACTTCGTAGAACTTGGAAGTATGATGTGCTTTGAACCACGCCTGATACAAGCTATCGCCGCACGTACTAAGTGCATGTGGAGAATTAAAACTGTACAGGGCTGCGTCGTTTATAACATCCCACACCTTCTGGAAGTTGTCTAAATTACCAAATATCTTCTCCCAGTTTTCTTTAAGTTGATTTTCGAGTTTTTCTTTTTTCTCGCCTTTAAGCTTCTTCTTTGAAATTGCCTTTATTACGCCATAAGTTTCACCCATTGGAAGTCCTAAGAATGACAGTACTTTCATGATTGACTCTTGATACAACATGAAATGTGCCGTATCTTCAAGCAACTGATCTATCTTTGGTTCACCAGTAGTGTATGGCTTTCGCTCTAAAAATGTTTTCAAGAGTGACTTGAATCCCGGTCTAATCGCAGCTATAAATGCTGAGAGTTCTTGAATGTTAGTGGCTTTATATTGCATCATGTTGTGCTTTGTACCATTTCTTTCAAGTTGATTTACACAACAAGTAATGCCTTTGGCATAGATATCCCAAGTCGGCTGATCTCCTGTTACCATTTCTCTCAACTCGTCAAATGTAGGAACTGTTTTGCCGATACTTTTAAACAATTCATATGTCAGAGCAACAGTATCTACAATTAGAAAATCATCCTTAATATAACCAAAATTATCAAGATAACCGCCTTGAACACAAGCACAAACTGTTCTCTTGTGTGTGCTTTCAGATATTGCACTCATTAGTCCTACTTCTTCTCGAATATCTCCATCAAATAGTAGATGACCGCAAGCGTGGACTTTGAAGTTTGATATAATACCTTGATATTTTACGCTCTCGTTGTAAATCTGTAGATATTGTTTTGGGATGAACTCAGAAATATCTATGCTATCAGCTTCATCTCCCGCTTCTTTACAGGCTTTAAGATAGTTGTCAATTGCTTTAGATACTTCATTGGCTTCGGTTGGTTCAATATTGTTAATACGAGAATACATCTTCCATGCGTTTTTAGGTTTGTACTTTTCGATAGCCATTAAAGGATAACAGCCATGTTCTCCCAATAACTTCTTAGCGGCTTTTACAAATGGCTCTTGTTCCGCTAAATTGTAATCGCAATCAGGCATAGAACCTGAAAGCACACGGTCTGCCGTAAGAAATCTTGGGTAATACACCGGTATTTCACAACTAAAACGGTCAATTGTGGTAAATTTAAGAAGCTTATTTGTATAGAATGATCCCATCGATCCTCTCGATGTGGTCGTGAGCACCCCTCCATATTCGTTGATAGCACAATCAAGTAATCCGTGATTGAGAAGAAAATAATCAACCACTTTAGAATCTATAACTTCTTTAGCTTCGGCTCTTATGCCTTCTACTCTCTCAGGAGAATGATTCTTTTCTTGTTTATATCCGTCATTTAGTAACCGCTGGTATATTTTTACACGCTCATCATACGTCTTGCCTTTGTAAATGTTAGGAATTTTGAATGACTTGTCAAGCACTATTTCTTCGCAACCATTGACGAATATATTGGTATTCATAATGGCACGATATATTTCTTCCTCTGAGAGAATGCCTTGTTCTTTGAAACGCTGAATAATCACGTCTACAGTAGGGAAATCCATATACCAGCCTTCTTCGTCTGGGTAAGTTATGCCCTTAGATTCAAGCAAAACGTCACGTTCCTTTGAACCAGTTGTATTAACATAGTGAGTGTCAAGTCCTGCAATAATTTGAAGATTGTGTTCTCTTGCTAAGTCAAGAATGTGTTTATTGAGGGCTTTCTGCTTATCAGTGTTATGGTTCTGCACCTCTAAGAAAAAGTTATTGCCAAAGTGTTTTGCTATTTTGAGCCATATCTCGTCAGCATCATCATAGAGCCAACCTGCTACGCAAGCACTCGTCACTATGAAGTCATTGGGACTTTCATTGAGCAATAAGGGCAAGTCGATTCTTGCCCTCTTATAGAAGCCATCAATGTTTGCTATAGAGAGAATGTAATTTAATCTCTTTCTTCCTTTAGCGGTTTTAGCCACTATCATCATGTGACAGTTTGTACCGTCTTTCTTGCCATCAATCTCTATCAGTCTATCCTTTACCCAATAGGCTTCGCAGGAATGGCGATATTTTAAGCCGACGTTTTGAGCTAAGTCATATGTGGCAATATGATCTCCCTGCCAACCATGTTCTCCACTAAATAAGCATTTGGAATTGACTTCCTTAATGCGGTCAACATAACGATTATATGTTTCTGCGCTGTCGGCAAGAGCGTGATTAGACTCGCAGGTATGCTTGTGGTAGTTCTCAAAGTGCATATGCGCGGCATAGTCATCAACAGAATATGGAAACTCAAAGTTTAGAGTGGGTATTATTTGAGTAATAAGCTCTTTATTATACATTATATCACGCTCCAAACACTTCTTGCTCCGCCTGTTCTGCTTGCGTTATCTGTTCTAATGATATGCAAGGAGGCGGATTATCAGCAAGGCAATTGCCTTTATCCCATGCGTAAATGCGTTTCAACTCATCTGTATTATTAACACTAAAGAACCTACGACTTGGATAGTCAAATCCGAGTTTTATCTCTGCACCGTTCTTGCCGAGGTATCTGTCTTTTATAATCTTAATAGTAACGCCTACTTCGTTTCTCTCCATACCGATAACACGACCTGCGAGATTAGAGATGTTGGAGCTACCTGCGACATCATCCATACTCAATGCTTCATTAGTCTTACGCGAATGAGCTGCGAGGACTACTGCCACGTTAAAGGTGAGAGCAAAGTTTACACATTTGCGGACTATCTCAGTTTGTCTCATAAGATCGCTCTCACAGCCCTTACAAGATATACAGGTCAAATTATCAAGAACAACCAGACTTACACCCTGTCTACGGACACACACTTCCGCAGTCTTGAGAATATCGTCTATGTCAATACTCTCTCCGTCACGATAAAGGAAAAGCTGATTCCTATAATATTTGAGAATTTCTTTACGGGCATCAGGCGTTACACGATAATAGGGAGCACCTTCTTTGCTCACAAAGGAATTGATGTTACGTCTGCCAGCAAGGGAATATAAAAGCCAATTGGAAGTGAGAGCGTTGCTTAACTCCTGAGAATAGAGAAAAACCGACTTCTCGTCATTCAAGCACTCAGCAGTTAGCAAGTTGATTAGGCTTGTTTTGCCCGCGCTTGCCTTCGCAAACAGAACCGTTAGGCTGCCCGAAAATAGCCTCATCAGCACTTTATCCATATCGGCAAGACCAAATCTACAGCCGTCAAGCTCGTCAAGATTGTACTCGTGAACATCGCTAAAATCTACAACCGTAGGGATTGGCTTATTGATAGCTTCGTTTATACATTCTAAAACCTTTTCTGCTCCGTAGTAATAAAGGACTTCGTTGGTGTCCGATACTGCAATCCTTTCGCCATTAGGCATGGTATATGACGTTGGGAACTGTACTGCCCTACACTTCCAATTACCAAGTCTTGCTACGACTTCTTTGGAGAATTTGCGACCTGCTTCATCGTTATCTCCTGCCACTACAATAGTATCAAACTGTTCAAAGAAATCCCACTGTTCATCAATGAACTTAGTATTGCTACACCCAAAAGGAATTGAAACGGTATTCTTATATCCCGCCTGTATTGCAGCAAGAGCATCAATTTCACCTTCGCAAATCAGCAATGGACTATCGGGATTAGCCAGATGTTGTAAAAACATTACATTTTCGTGATCCGTGTCTTTCTGCACCCAAGTCTTTATCTCTCCTTTGGATTTATCTATCTTACGGGCTGGGCGGAGTTTAACGGTTTTAAGAACATCATTGCTATCAATAAACGGAAATTCAATATTACCTTTACCGTCGCAAGAAAGTCCTGCGTAATCAACAACCGCTTTGCTTATCCCACGTTTGCTGAGATATTCATACACAGGAGTCATATCAGTCCCCTCTGTAAGTTTAGGATAACGATAACTCTTGTTTGCTTTTAAGCCAACTTCGGGCATTGGAATGTCCATACCAGCAAGTTCAAATACTTTTGTAACAGCTTGGTTAAATGTCATTCCTTGTCCTTCTATAAAGGCATCTACTATATCAACAGATTTATTGCACTTCCCGAAACAATGGAATCTGTGGGATTTGTTGTCAAAAATAAACGATGGTGTATTCTCATTATGAAACGGACAACAACCTTTTTTATTCTTACTATCATATTTTTCAAGCTTGAAAATATCAGCTATAATGTCTGCTGTTGCATCGCCTATTTTATCCTTTGCTTGCTCGATTAGTGTTTTATCCACCATAATCACTCACCTCCGTAAATACATCCCATCTTGCAGAGATTTGCACAATAAAAATTATCTACCTCGCAGTCCCACTCGTCCGTTGCCAGTATAGTGTCAACCGCCGTCTTAAACCAATCTATTGTTGCAGCGTAGTCATCCTCATTAAATGGTTCTTCGTCTAAAGGTTCATCAGACCTAAACTTATTAAATACCAGTTTATAGGGGAACTCGCCGTATTTTTCTTTTATACAATGTGCATACAGGTAAAGCTGTCTCATATACTCAGCACGTTCTTTCTTTGACTTCCATGTTCCGTGGCTCTTATGATCTACCACAAAAATGCCGTTCTCATCTTTCATTATCAAATCTGCAAATCCGATGAACTTGTAACCGCCTATCGTACTTTCAAGTTTTTCTTCTACTCCAAGAACTTCGCCGTCAATACCGTCAAAATTCTGAAGGTAAGCCAGTGTCTTAGAATAAAAGGCGTTGAACATCGCATAAAATGGAAACCTTTGTGGAACGGCGGTTTCATATTCTTGCTCAAAAACATCTGCCAATTCAAATGCATAAAGCTCGCCTTTGAAATAACGCTCAAGAACGCTGTGAACGTGTTTACCGAAGGAGCTAAAGACATTAGGTTCTTCTTCTATGCCCTCAATATACTTGAGGTAAAATGCATATTTGCAAGTTTCATACAGTTTAAGAGAGCTGTATGACCATTTTTTATTTAGTAAATTCATTATATTCTCCTCTGGAATTATCGTGACTATACTCTCCAAAGTATTTTTCTTCTGCATCTTTTCTTGCGGCTATTGCATCGTCTTTGTTTGTAAATACTCCCAGCCAATGATTTCGCCCACAAGCTCTTATGGTTGCCGTCCATTTTTGTGCCGCTTTTGACCATGATACACCAGTGAAACCAGATGTATTATTCTTTGGTTTACAACTATTCATAGTGTTTTGCATTTGTGTTACTATTCTCAAATTACTCTTTCTGTTATCAAAAGTAGTTTGAGTTCCACCTTTATGGTCTACTACTTTATCATCTGGGCAATTAATAATATATCGATGGAGACTAACGGTTTTGCCTTTAATGACGGAGCGAAAATAGTTACGAACCTTATACCAATAATGCTTTGATACTCTGCCAAAATCTTCTATATCCACTAAAAATGGTTCGTTGTTGATAGTATAAAATATTACATATCTATCCCTTATTACATAATCATTATGTTTTTTGCTTGATTTAATTGTTTGTTCCTTATGATAACAACCACACGACACAATATGCCCCTGAATCAAGTTTGTTTGCAATATGTCTTTTTCTTCCCCGCACTGACACCTGCATGACCACATAGCAAGGTGGACACCTTTGGGGGATACGTAATCTTCTGCCTGTTTGATAACAGTTAATCTACCAAACACTTTCCCAGTCAAATCTTCTCTAACTTTTACCATGTTGCCTCCCCTAAACAAAAATAAAGCCAACCTCAACATACATATTAAATTGTATGCGAGATTGGCTCGTTTACCGTGTCGTGTCGCTTAATGTTTAGAACGGGATATCAGATTCACTTGCTGACTCAATTGGCGTTGTTGGAGTTGTTTCAACCTTTGCTTGTGCTGGCTGTGTAGCATTGCCGTCCGACTTCTTGTCCCCCACAACAAAATTTACTGTATCAGCCGTGACTTCTGTTGTGTATACAGTCTTGCCTTCCTTCTCGTAAGAGCCAGTTGTAATCTTGCCCTCGACTACGATAGGCTTGCCCTTCTGAAAATAGGACGATACAAACTTAGCTGTCTGTCTAAAGGCTGTACACTGAATGAAGTCAGCCGATGACTCCTTATCTTTAGTGTAGCGGTCAACCGCTACTGTGAACTTAATAGACTCCACACCAGCCTGTGAAGTTTTAAGCTCGCCCATCTTTGAAATTCTACCTTCAAGAATTACCTTATTAATACTCATAAATTATTCTCCTTTTTTAAAATTATATTTCTTCTGGCAACTGATACTTATAAAAAATCTCTTTACTTGCTCTGCACATCGACGTATCAATTCCCAATTCATATTTGTGTAAGCAATTTTGTGTTCTTAAAAATTTATCTTTACTTGAACAACGTGTGCCAGCTTTAGCCGAAAGAAGGAAATTTCTTAACCATATAATTGGGAAATCCTTTTTATCTTCTGTCATTCCACTTACAAGAACATCACAAAAATGTTCAAGTTTTTCATAAGGATAACCTGAATTATATGCATTTAATATGACAGCCCACACGGGAGCCACTGTAATACCTTGTATCTTATTGTTACCATTAAGATAGCGATGTATAAATGATAAAGCAGACTTGTTCTTACTCGCTTCATCGATTATAAATGACTTGGATAAAGTACTGTCTGCTCTTGTAGATGGCATAGCTGCTACAATCGCATATCTTAATGTTCCCATCGTCTTAGCACTTTTAAAAATGTCATCTTTTTTATTCATCAAAGACGCTGTGTCTTTAACCGTCCTTGCTACGCCTATGTCATAACAAGTACTCTGCTCACAAGGGATTCTTATTATTATCGCATCTTTAATAGTGGATTTTGCCTTTATACAAGCAGCCAATCTATGTTGACCGTCTTTCAAAATATTGTCAGTGCCTATCACAATAGGCACTCCATTTGACTGCCAACGATTACTCATCATATCTGCCGCATACATATCGACACGAGTTCTTTTAATAGGACGATTTGATGTATTAAGTTTTAAAATTTCTTCGGCATATTCAGGAGTAATATCCGTTACTCTAATGTTGACGATTCCAGCCCTTGTGCTTGCGTTCATTTCATTCATTTTAATTTCCTCCTTTTTAATCTAAAAATCACTTTGATTTCTTATCCGCCTTGAAGTCCTCTGCTTTGAGATTATCAAGGTCTGCCTTTAACTGATTGAGCTTGTCTACGTCCTTAATTGTCTGAGGGTTTGAAGTGCCATAGTTCTCGCGGAGGAATGACACTAATTTATCCCTGTCGTAGCCCTCTGCTATCTTAGCCTTAAAGGTTTCGATTGCGGTATTAGCCTTTTCGGTATTCTTAATGCTCTCAACCGCTGCGTTATAGCTATCCTCAAGGTCTTTCTGCCACAGTGATAAGCCAAGTCCCATATTTGCGAGAGCCTTTACAAGACAACGCTTGATACTCTTATTTACATCTGTACTTGTAATATCACCAACTGGAATACTCTGATTTCGGTTATTCATCACAGCCAGTGTCTCGGAAATTGTGCGGTCTGCAACTGTAACTTCGACTTCAACCCAAGCTGTGCGTCCATCAGAACAATACTGTAAAGGCTGAATATCTTCCACCACCTCATATTTCTCAGTGTCCTTTGTCTTTTCAACAAGAACCGATTTGAGTACCTTTGTCGGGAACTCTCTTACCTTAAAGGTGAAGCCGTCTGGAAACGCATCATTTGCGAGAGTGATGGCTGTTGACCATTCAAGATAATCAAGGTTCTGCTTCTTTTTTGTAAGCCCCTGCACCGAAATACTGTTTAACGTATGGAATACAGGCTTCTTTGTTCCACTCATTTCTTACTCTCCTTTTTTCATTTGTTGTTTTGTGAAGATATAAAAATCATCTCCACAATTATATTATACCACTCATCTTTTGGTTTGTCAAGAGAAAAATAAAAAAATTATGAGATATTTATAATTTTATCCATGATGGCTAACGCCTTATTGCTCTGATTTTCTGTTCCGTATTCGCGAATCGCACACAACACATTCTCAGCTATGCCTTGATTGGTAATTTTTAGTGGATTCTTCTCGCCCATATTCAGCGCACCAATAATATCGTAGAGGAATATCCGCAGGTTCTCTTTATCTTTAGCGGCAGCAATGCGTTCTTTGCAAAGCTCAACTATCTGTAAACGTATATCCATGTTACTTGCCTCCAATCAATTTTGCAAAGCGATATGTTGCTCTCTGCTCATCAAACCAGTCGCAAGCATCTATGAATCCAGTATAACTATAAGGAAACAGTTTGTTGATTATCTTGCCATCAGTTTCAAATCTTGCGTTCATGTTATCTTTGTCGGGACAATCAACTTCCATGTAGTAATCAGGCGCTTCTACCCATAGACAAGTTCCGTCCGGGTTGCAAGAGATGATTTGTCTAATATCCATCACAGTTACAGGCTCGAAAAAGCCTCTGCCTTGCGTTTTGAATAATTCGTAAGTAGTCATATTAACTCTCCTCATTCAGCCACGTTGCAATGCATTTTTGACAATCCCATCCATGTTTTTCACAGCGTCCATCTACAGAATCAAAGTTCTCTTTCTCCATTCTATAAACAAAACAACCGTCAAATCGCTCGTTGATTATATTCAACAGATCAATAAGTGCCATCTTGTTTAGCCAATCCCTATTTCTCATACGGCTCAAACCCCACTTCGTAAATTTTTTGCACATAATCCTCAACGTCTGCCAAAGTCCAACCACAGAAGAATTTTAGTTTTACAGGCTCATGCGTTCCTTTCTGATAGAGTTGCGTTTCAACCTCAAAATTCTCTGGGGCTGCACCCCAAGAGTAATACATATTGACGTTGATAAAGTACAGTGTATCACCGTTCTCTGCCCTAAACCGCTTTTGAAAGCACCTGTCCGCAGTATCAAACCTTGTTGGTGGGAACTCTTTATAACCTTTATCAAGCAGTTCTTGAATATTAATTTTCATAGTTCACCTCCTGCAACATAAAACGTAGGTTTTATTGCCATTTTACCCACGTAGAATAGCCAAAAAGTGGCTGTCATTCTTCAATAAGTTCAGGATTATCATAGATATTACCAACAACTGACCAATTATTGCTATCGAAGTCCTCAAACCATTCGCAGTTACCGTCACTTATGCCGCGTACAGCCGACTTCGGATTTTTATGGGTGCATAAACCGAAGCCACAACAGCCGTTATCAAACCATACGACTTCTGCATAGTAGTTATAATCGCCATCAGAGCAATAAGGGTATTCATCGCCTTGAAGAATATCGCCCTCGAAAATCTTAGTACCATTCTTATCAGTCAAACCAGTATATTGACATAGTGTATCTTCATATATACACTCATATCCGTTGCCAGTATATATCTGAGGAACATCGTACTGTTTGGCAAAATATCCATATGTCCATTCATTTGTGGCTTTTGTCTTTGCTCTAAATAATATTTCTCTGCTCATAGTTCATCTCCAATCGCACACAAGGATTTCTACGTCTGTATCTGCGAATACATCTTTGATAATTTTCTCTACGTCATTCCATTTAAGTCTGTCTAAACCGCAACCTATTTTGGGCATTGCAATTTTATCTCCTGCCTGACAATAACCTTTCATATCCGCAAGAGCATTTTTAAGAGCATAATAAGTTGGTTTATCCCAATATTTCTCCTTTGTAACGAGATTGTATTCGCCCTTCCAATCCGTAGAGGAAGTATCGAGACACGATGCACTTACATCGGAGTAAAACCTGTATCTACCGTATTTTTTAATAAGGGCATCTTTTACGCCACGCTTTGCAAACTCTTTAGCTATACCAGCACCTAA